AAAAAATACAGTTAAAAAATTAAAAAAAATTGATATTATTTTATAACAATTTTTTTTATAACAATATACATCAATATTTAAACTATACAGATAAAATGAAAAGAACGATTCACAGAGAACCAATACAACAAAGTGATATTATGTATCAAGATGATTTAGTTTGTATATTAAGACCAGATGTTAAAAAAGGAATTATAATATTCTCGCAATATACACAACCACCAAACACTATAAGCTTATCCTATTTGGGATTAAAAACAGGAGAACAACTTAAAAGAGAAGGAATAGAATTTGGTAGACATAAAATAAATCAATATATATTTTTTAGAGCTCCTTATTATTCAAGAGATATCAATTATACATCAGTAGAAACAGAAATAAATAGTTCTTATAGAGAACAAGAAACAGAAATACCACAACGCGCTTATATTAGAGTTGATCCAGATAAAACATTCGTATTTTCAAGCGAAATTAGAGATGTGTTTAAACATAAAGCATGGTATAATAATGTGGAATTTCAAATAAATAATTCTAAAAAAACATTATCTAACTATTTAGATATCATTCATAGTAATATGAAAATCAAAGAATCTCTAAAACCTGGTGTTAAAATATTGTATAATTTATTTTCGAGTAAAGCACTACTATTCCCAGATAGAGCATCGCCTCGTGAACCATTCGATAGTGAACCGATTGAAATAAATAGCGAAATACTTGTATCAATTCCACATTTAACCCCAAATTATTTTGTATTCACTACATAATAATAGTATATAATATTTTTAAAAACTAAACAAAAAATAATCATAAAAAACAAATATTAATAAATATTATTACATCATTTATCATGTAATTTAAATAATTATATTATATATTTATTTAAATTAACTTAAAATTATAATTATAAATATTATTAATATTATGACTATAATAAATGATTATTTTGAATATACTAAAAAATATACAGCTATTTATGGTGATAAAACATTAGTATTAATTCAAGTAGGTAGTTTTTTTGAATGTTATGCATTAGAAAATGAAGATGGAATATATTATGGTAGTTGTATCAAGGAGTTTGCTAGTATTAATGATATGATTATTGCAAAAAAAAACGTATGTGTAGGAAACAATAAGGTATTAATGGCTGGGTTCGGAGTACATGTTCTAGATAAATATCTAAAAAAAATGTTAGACCATAATTATACTGTAGTAGTTTATGTACAAGATAATCAAGCAAAAAATACTACAAGAAGTTTAGATTGCATATATTCACCAGGAACTTATTTTAATAGTAATGAAAGTGATTCAAATAAATTAAGTAATAATATATGTTCAATTTGGTTAGAATTATGTAATAATAAAATGTATTCAGAACCAAAAATAATTATTGGAATAAGTATTATTGATATTTTAACTGGTAAATTAGTAAATTATCAATATGATTATTTATATATAAATAGTCCAAGTGTTTATGATGAATTAGAAAAATATATGTGTATTTATAATCCATGCGAAATATTATTTGTAACAAATAATATTGAAAAAAATTATATCAGCAATTTAATAAATTATAGTAATATTAAATGTAAAAAATATCACGAAATTGTTTTGAATAATTCTGTACAAAACCCAAATAAAGAACTTGAAAATGTGGGTTACAAATGTGAAAAACAAAATTATCAAGAACATATTATTGATAAAATATATGGTATTGGTTCTTTCAAAGAAAAACAAGAATTTTATGAATATAATATTGCCACGCAATCACTATGTTTTCTATTTGATTTTGTTGAAAAACATAATCCTAATCTTATAAAAAACATTGATTATCCAATATTTGAAAATTTAAATGATAAGCTTATTTTAGCTAACCATTCTTTAAACCAATTAAATATTATAAATAATAACAATGATTATGGTAAATTATCTAGCGTTCAAAATTTTTTAAATAACAGTATTACTAATGCTGGTAAACGCCAGTTTAATTATGATTTATTACATCCTATTTGCAATATTGAAACTTTACAAGAATCGTATGATATAATCGAAAGCATGTGTAAAACCAAAATATATAATAATATTAGAGACGTATTACCACTTGTTAAAGATATTGAAAAAATAAAACGCAAATTAGAACTTAAAAAAATACAACCTAATGATTTTGTACATTTACATGATACATTAGAAATCGTTAATAATTTATATAATTTTTTAAAAAAAAATGAAAAAAAGAACAAGTTGTTAATAAATTATATTAACACACATATATCATCTGATATTACGCCACTTTGTAGAAAAATTAAAGAATTTATTAATGATAAATTTATTATTGAAAAATGTACAAATTGTTTTATTGAAAAATTAAATTCATATGAAATTGAAAATCTTAATTTTTTAAATACTGAAAATAATAAAACTTTATATGAATGTTATAAAAATTGCATTGATTCTAGGCAACAATTAGAATGTATTACTAAATTTTTAAACAATTTATTATTTGTAAAAGAAAACCCTAAAAAAATTAATGAATATAAAAATTCAACTAATTATATTAAAATTCATGAAACTAGTAAAAATGATATTATGTTATTAATTACTAGTAGACGATATGTCATGTTAAAAGACTTATTGAAAAATCATTTACCAGAACAGTCATTAGAATATATCTCTAATTATACTAATAAAAAAGAATTTTTGAATTTTAATGTTTACAATATTATACATAAAGAACATGGTAATAACAAAACTAATGTAATATTAACATCTCCACAAATTCTTCAAATTACAAGTAACATACATAACGCCAATGATATTTTAATAGCTAATATTAATAGTAATTACTTTAAAATTGTTGAAGAATTTATAAATTTTACAAATGAAAATAAATTAAATATAATAAATAAATTTATTAGTGTTATTGACGTCTTTCATGCTAAAGCTTATAATTGTACAAAATATAATTATACTAAACCTATAATAAAAAACAATGACAATAAATCATATTTCAAATTCAAAAAAATGAGACATCTTTTAATTGAACATATTAATAATAATGAACTTTATGTTACTAATGATTTAGAATTAGGTAGTAGTGACAATGGATTATTATTATATGGAACTAATGCTGTTGGAAAAACTTCTTTTATCAAATCCGTTGGTATTTCTATTATATTAGCACAGGCGGGTATGTTTGTTCCATGTGAAGAATTTATTTTTTATCCATATAACTTTTTATTTACTAGACTTTTAGGTAATGATAATATATTTAAAGGATTATCTACATTTGCAGTTGAAATGTGCGAGTTACGCACAATATTAAAATATTCTACTGAAAATAGTATTATATTAGGCGATGAATTGTGTAGTGGAACTGAATCTACATCCGCTTTAAGTATTTTTGTAGCTAGTTTAGAACAATTATATAAATATAATAGCACCTTCTTATTTGCTACACATTTTCATGAAATATTAAATTATCAAGAAATTAAAAATTTGACTAAAATGAAAATTATGCATATGACTGTTATATTTGATGCTACTAATAATAAATTATTATATGATCGAAAACTTATATATGGACCAGGTGAAGCTATGTATGGATTGGAAGTTTGTAAAAGTTTAAATTTACCTAATGAATTTATTGAAAGATCTTATCAAATAAGAAATAAATATTGTCTTATTGAAAATAAAAAAACTAGATATAATTCTAAAAAATTTAAAGATATATGTGAAATATGTAAATTAAATAAAGGACAAGAAATACATCATCTACAATTTCAAAAAAATGCTAATAATAACGGCATTATTAATAATGAATTTTATAAAAATCATAAAGCAAATTTAATTAATATATGTAACGAATGTCATGATAAAATACACGATAACAATACTGAATTAAAAAAAATTAAAACATCTGAAGGATTTGAATTATTAGAATTATAATTTACACGAAATATCCATATTCTCCTTTGGTATAATATTCATATAATGTTATACAACATACTATGTTGTACCATAATAATGTATATTTTTTGTTATATATTAAATAACCATTCCAAATTATAACCATAACCACAAATAATGATGAATATACATACATATCAAAATTTTTCACAGGTATTACTAATACATATAATTTATATTCGTCTTCTAATATATCATATTTATATAATGTTTTAAATATTACTTTGATATTGTTATTGTTATCATAATAATATGTTGGTGATATTTTATTTGCGCCATGTACAACAAATTCAAATGGAAAATAATTATTATTTGTAAATGGATATTCTTTATTTGGACAATATTTCTCAAAAATTCCATCATCTCTACATATCAAATTATTATCATACTGATCAAATGATGTATAATATATATTATTCATTATTTGATTGATTATTGTTATTTATTTATTGTTATTTATTTATTGTTTATTGTTATTTATTAATATTAATAAATTCAATTTTTTTATGAATTAAATAAAAATTGATATTTGTAGTATTCATATACGCTATATATAATAATAAGATGCAAAATTATTTTTATGATATATTACCAGATGATATTCAATATTATATTTATGAATTGCGTCTTACCAATATACTTCGAAGAAATTATTATAGACTTATTTCTCAAAAAATGACTATAGCTCAAATTATTATAAATTATGAATTACGATCTTTTTCATTATATGAATATAATTATTTATATAGTAATTTACTTTTTAATTTAAATTCTAATACATATATGGACACTAAAAATAAACAAACATTATTTTTACTAAAAAAAATAGTTAATATAATATCAGTTAATGATGATAAATTATGGTGGCTTAAACAATTTATTACACCTATTGAAAATTCGTTGATTTTATATAAATATATACACAATGATAGTAATGTTAAAAAACCATTGATAAATTTTAATATTTATCGCGAATGCTATTATTGTTATTTTGAATTACTTAAAAAATTAAATATCGCTGACTCTTACAATTTAAATTTTGAAATAATTTGAAATTTTGTTAGTTGTTTAAAAAATTGATTCACCTGGTCGTTGTATTATTATCGTAAATTCAACTCGTAAACGTAGAGTTACGATGCAAAATTACTTTTTGGATGTTTTGCCCGACGATATAAAAACTCGTATTTACCAAATACGTCTCGCAAAGCAAATTGAAACAAATTATTGTGCTAAGATAATGCAAATAAAAATATTTATTGATTATATTAATAATGGCAATAAATACAATAATGTTCTGTTTTATGAAAATATCAATACTAATGTTTTCAGCAAAAACAAACAAAACTACACTGACGCCGTTTATTTGAACCCATCTACATATATTTCAAAAATTTTAACAAAAAAACTTTCCAAATTGATGTCTTACAATTTTTATAGTAATTTATCAAATAATGATAAAATTACTTTGCTTATTTACTTCATTCGTCCACTAGAACGCGGATTGGTCATATACAAACGATACCCATCGCTACCTTATTTGAAAGAAACATATTATAAAACTGAATCATATTATTTAGATCTTATGATGAAACTGGTACCTAAAAAAAATTTAAATATTGCTAAATCTCTCAATTTAATTTATGAAATAATTTGAAATTTTGTTAGTTGTTTAAAAAATTGATTCACCTGGTCGTTATATTATTATCGTAAATTCAACTCGTAAACGTAGAGTTACGATGCAAAATTACTTTTTGGATGTTTTGCCCGACGATATAATAACTCGTATTTACCAAATGCGTCTCGCAATGCAACTTGAAACAAATTATAATGCTATGATAATGCAACGAAAAATCTTTATTGATTATATTAATAATAACAATAAATACAATAATGTTCTGTTTTATCAAAATATCAATACTAATGTTTTAAGCAAAAACAAAGAAAACTACACTGACGTCGCTTATTTGGATCCATCTACAAAAACTTTAAAAATTTTAACAAAAAAACTTTCCAAATTGATGTCTTACAATTTTTATTGTAATTTATCAAATAATGATAAAATTTCTTTCCTTGTTAACTTCATTCGTCCACTAGAACGCGGATTGATCATATACAAAAGAGTAATTGAACCACATAATTTGAAAAAAACATATTATAAAACCGAATTATATTATTTAGATCTTATGATGAAACTAAAAATTAAAATTGCTTATGATATATTGACTTAAAATTGATTATGATATATTGAATTAAAATTGATTTAATAATTAATATACTATATATTATAATTATAACTAATTTGAATTTTTTTTTATTAAAAAATTAAATATCGCTGACTCTCGCAATTTAATTTATGAAATAATTTGAAATTTTGTTAGTTGTTTAAAAAATTGATTCACCTGGTCGTTATATTATTATCGTAAATTCAACTCGTAAACGTAGAGTTAAGATGCAAAATTACTTTTTCGATGTTTTGCCCGATGATATAAAAACTCGTATTTACCAAATACGTCTCGCAACGCAAATTGAAACAAATTATTATGCTAAGATAATGCAACAAAAAATCTTTATTGATTATATTAATAATGGCATTAAATACAAAAATGTTCTGTTTTATGAAAATATCAATACTAATGTTTTCAGCAAAAACATAGAAAACTACACTGACGTCGCTTATTTGAACCCATCTACAAAAACTTTAAAAATTTTAACAAAAAAACTTTCCAAATTGATGTCTTACAATTTTTATCGTAATTTATCAAATAATGATAAAATTACTTTGCTTATTGAGTTCATTCGACCACTAGAACGCGGATTGATCATATACAAAAGAGAACTTGAACAACATAATTTGAAAAAAACATATTATAAAACCGAATTATATTATTTAGATCTTATGATGAAACTAAAAATTAAAATTGCTGATGATATCTTCTAATTAATATATTATAATTATAACTAATTTGAATTTTTTTTTATTAAAAAATTATTTTATTATATATTCTAGTAATCAAATATAATAAATTCAGATATTATTTTATATTATTATTTTATATATTTATATGAACTGGCCTCCTAAATTTACAAATTATAGCGATTATAGTAATGAATTATTAAATGCATGTAATACCCATCCAGATTTTGAACAATGGTTAATGCGACAATATTATATTACAGAATCTAGTAATTGTCAATTATATCTATGTTATCCACACCACTCATTTTTACCAAGTGTTCAAAATTTAAAAGAAGAATATTACAACGAAATGAATAGATTGGTTCATGAACAAATATTTAAAGGTGTTATATTAGATATACATGTTAAAAATTGGTCATATACAAATAATGATATTGTATCTGAAAATTGGTACGATAATAAAAAAAGAGAATATGGTGAAAATAAAAAATTAATTAAAGCTGGTTTGTTAGATAAAAATATTCCTATATTTGACATGCCTATTAAAATGAAGCACAAAAATCAACTGTTAAAATTAATTGATGAAACTATTAAAGATTACACTGAAACTATTGAACAAATAAATTCATAAATTTTAATCTTAAAAAAATTGATTTAATAATTATTTACTAACAATATATATATATATATTATTATGAATAATAATAATTATTTTTATTGTTTACCACTTGACATTATTCAATATATTAATAATATTAATTATAATTATTATGCTCGAATTATTCAAAATAATTGGTTATTATATATTAATAATAAAAAATATGGGAGACATACTATTCTAATATTCAACAAATATTATGATAGTAATATTGATAATATTGATAATTATTTTATTATTGAAAACTTTATTTTATTTAAAAAAATAGTAAATACATGTAATAATTGTAATTGTTGTAAAAAACATACAATTAATAGACCAAAAACATTAGAATATTTTAACGACTTTCAATATAGAATATCTGGATCTTACAGACAAACATTTTATATGAAAAATAATTGTACCTGTTCTTGTAGACATTTAACTAGAAAAATTTGTGATAAATATTCTATAAATTATCTATAATATATATTATAGACATATATTATAGATATATATGAAAATTAAAAAAAATAATAATTTGTTAATTATTATATTACTTATATTATTAAATATAATTTTTTTATTGTTAGGTAATTATTCAATTTATGAAACTTTAGAGGCTAAACAAAAATCTATAAAATTTAATATAAAAAAAGATATTGTTGTAAAACCGATTGATTCTTCGTTGAATACTGTTGATCCTGATGCTGCTAATAAAAATATAAAAGATAAAAAAGCAGATAAACAAAAATCTAATATGATAAAAACTTTATCATAAAAATAAATAATTTATCAAAATATTTTATTAAATTGATTTAAATTTATATTTATTTTATATTTATTAAATATATAAATTTATGATTATTCCAATTAAATGTTTTACATGTGGAAATGTATTAGCTAATAAATATAGATATTATTTGAAAGAAATTAAAAAAAATAAAGAAGTAAATAATGAAGATACCAATAATAATGTTAAATATTTAACTAAAGAAAATTGTGAAAAAACAATCGAAGGAATTATAATGGATCAATTGAATTTTAATAAATATTGTTGTCGCAGACATATTCTAACACATGTTGATATTGAATAAATATTGTTGTCTTAATAACACATCTTGATATTGAATAAATATATAATAATTTTTTTTATATATATATATATATATAATGAAATCCGAATACAATAACAAAAAATATAGTAGAAAAAAATATAGTAGAAAAAAACCTAAAAAATTTAAAAAACCTAAAAAACCTAAAAAACCTAATACAAGAAAAAAATTAAGAAGTTGTAAAAAAAAATTTTGTCAAAAAGGATGTTCTTACAATAAACAAAGGGGCGGATATGGTATTCATACCGAAATGAGTAAATTAAGCGATATGGTTACGAGTTCTAAAAATGCATTATTAGGTAACAATTCATAAAAATAAATTGTTATAATATAAATTAACTTATATATTTACAAAAAATTTTTATAAATATATATATTATAATGACTTATTTAAAAAAATACAAAAAAGATTTATCTAATTTATGTACGCCATCTATTATATATTTAGTAACATCTATTATTCTTTTTTCTATTGGTGCATATTATAATTATGGTAATAAAAATATATTATGTGTTGGACCTTATAATTGTTATGTTCCAAATACAAATTTAATATTTTTATTTGATATTTTATATATACTATTTTGGACATTTATTTTAAATACATTATGTAAAGCAGGATACAAAGAAATTTCATGGTTAATATTAGTAATCCCATTCATTCTATCATTTATTATTTTAATTTCTATATTTTTATTATATGGTTTAAAATAAATACTTAGTTTATATTTTAAAATAAATACTTATATTTATACTATAAATATATATAAATATGAGTAATGAAAATATTATTTGGAATATAATTGATAAATTATTCACAACTAATAAAAATATATTTGTAAATCATCATTTAGATTCATATAATGATTTTTTTTTTAAAAAAATATACAATATTTTCAATGAAAAAAATCCTATTTTGATTCAAAAAGACATTAATAATGAAACTAAAGAATTCAACTATATAGCAGAGTTATTTTTAGGAGGGTTAAATGGTGATAAAATATATTATGGTAAACCTATTATATATGATGAAAATAGAGAACATTTTATGTTCCCAAATGAAGCAAGATTAAGAAATATGACTTATGCTATAACTATTCATATCGATATTGTTATTAAATATAAAATAATGAACCAAGATAAAACATATGATGAATCATCTATTACATTAGAAAAAATATATCTAGGAAGATTCCCAATTATGTTGAATTCAAAATTATGTATTTTGAATAATTTAGATAAAAATACTAAATTTATTATGGGCGAATGTAAAAATGATAATGGTGGTTATTTTATTATAGATGGTAAAGAAAAAACTATTATTTCTCAAGAAAAATTTGCTGATAATATGATATATATTAAAGATAATCACAGTGAATTATATTCTCATTCTGCAGAAATTAGATGTGTTAGTGAAGATTCATCTAAACCTATTAGAACATTATCTATTAGAATAGTTAGACCAACTGACAATTATACCAATAATAATATTGTTGTTAATATTCCTAACGTTAGAAAACCTATTCCTTTATTTATATTAATGAGAGCATTAGGTATTGAATCAGATAAAGAAATAATACAATACTGCTTATTAGATATGAAAAAATATTTAGATTTAATTGATTTTTTTATACCATGTGTTCATGATAGCGGAAGTATTTTTAACCAAAATACTGCTTTGAAATATATATCTACATTTACAAAAAATAAAACTATCCCTCATACTTTAGAAATATTAACTGATTATTTGTTACCAAATATTGGCGAAATGAACTTTATTAATAAAGCTTATTTTATAGGATTCATGGTTTTAGAATTATTATTTGTTTATCATAATGTAAAAAAACCAACCGATAGAGATAATTTCAAATATAAAAGAATTGAATTATCTGGTTCATTGATATATGATTTATTTAAAGAATATTATACATTACAACAAAAACATATATTTCAAAAAATAGATAAAGAATATTATTATAAACAAGGACTATATCAAGATCAAAATTTTAAATTATTAATTCAAAATAATTACAAAGAAATATTCAAGGAACGTGTTTTAGAAAATGGTTTTAAAAAAGCATTCAAAGGATCTTGGGGTTCCGAAGAACATACTAAAAGACCAGAAGTTATACAAGATCTAAATAGATTATCATATAATTCATTTATATCACATTTACGAAAAATTAATCTACCTATGGATTCTAGTGCTAAAATTATCCCGCCTAGATTATGTCACTCTTCTCAGTGGGGTATTATTGACCCATTAGATACACCCGACGGTGGTAATGTCGGACTACATAAACATTTAGCATTAGCCGCTCATATTACTACCGGATTTTCATCATATAAAATGATAAAATTTTTAAGAAACGAATTTAATATTGAATTTTTAGAAGAATGCAGTTTAGATTATATATCCAATTGTTGTAAAATTTTTGTAAATGGTTCATGGATTGGTATCACTAACGATCCTGTTAATTTAAATCAAACTTTGAAATATCATAAAAGATTAGGTATTGTTTCTGTATATACAAGTATATCATGGAATATAAATGATAATATTATATATATCTATTGCGACGAAGGTAGATTAACACGACCTGTTTTCAATTTTTTTAATAATAAACCTTCTTTTTTTAATGAAACTATTCAAAACAAATTAATTAACAACAATTTTAATTTATATGATCTTATTATCGGATTTAATAAAATACGACAAGATATTAATTATTATGATCTTATTAATAAAACGTTAATTAATGATTCCAATTATTTGTACAATACTAATGATATAGATTCATTAAAATCTTTATCTGGTATTATTGATTATTTAGATTCTGCTGAAACTGAATGTACTAATATTGTTACTAATATTGATTATATTAATAAATATACTACACATCTCGAAATACATAGTTCATTAATACTTGGAATCATGGGCAATATGATTGTTCATCCTGAACATAATCAATTACCCAGAGATCTTTTTTCATGTGGTCAAAGTAAACAAGCTGTTAGTTTATATAATACTAATTATCAAAATAGAATTGATAAAATGGGAGTTGTCATTAATTATGGACAAATACCTTTATTAAAATCTAGATATTTGAAATATATTAATAATGAAGAACACCCATATGGCGTAAATACTATTGTAGCTATTGGGTCATTTAATGGATATAATGTAGAAGACTCTATTATATTTAACGCTGGCTCTGTTAGACGAGGATTATTTAATACCACTTATTTCAATATGTATGAATCTAAAGAAGAAGTTAATAAAACCAATAATACAACCATTACTACTAAATTTGCTGACGTTGATAAATTTGATGTTATTAACAAAAAACCTGGTTATGATTATTCTAATTTAAATGAACATGGCTTGATTAAAGAAAATACTATTGTTGATGATAAACAAATTATTATTGGTAAAATTAAATCTAATCCTGATAATTTGGATAACTATATCGATCAATCTATTTTACCCAAAAAAGGACAACTCGGTGTTATCGACAAAGCTTTTATTACAGATGGCGAAGAAGGAACTAGAATAGCTAAAGTTAAAATCAGAGAAGAAAGAATACCCAGTATCGGTGATAAATTTTGTAGCAGATGCGGCCAAAAAGGAACTATGGGTATTATGTTAAATGAAGAAGATATGCCTTTTACACAAGAAGGAATTAGACCCGATATTATAATTAATCCTCACGCATTACCTAGCAGAATGACAATTGGACAATTAATTGAAACTTTATCAGGAAAAGTTTGTTCAATATTGGGTGGGTTTGGCGATTGTACTGCATTTATAAATAATGGCCCTAAACATGAATTTTATTCTGATTTATTACAAAATTTAAATTACAGTTCTACCGGCAATGAAATATTTTATAATGGTGAAACTGGCGAACAACTTGATATGGAATTATTTGTTGGCCCTTGTTATTATATGCGATTAAAACATATGGTTAAAGATAAAATAAATTATAGAGCTAGAGGTCCCAGAACTAGCCTTACTAGACAAACAGTGCAAGGACGCGCTAATGATGGCGGATTAAGAATCGGTGAAATGGAACGTGATGGTATTATCGCGCATGGGGCATCTATATTTTTAAAAGAATCTATGTTAAATAGAGGAGATGACTATTCTATTGCCGTATGTAATAATACAGGATTCATTTCTATTTATAACGAAAACAAAGACATATTTATCAGCCCATATTTAGATGGACCTATTAAATTCAAAGAAAATATTCAAAATAATTTTAATATTGATTTTGTCACTAAATTTGGAAGAAATTTTAGCATTATAAGAATACCATATGCTTTCAAATTATTAATTCATGAATTAATGAGTATGAATGTTAGTATGAGAATTATTACCGAAGATAACATTAATATATTCGAATCTATGAATTATAAAAATTCTATTGATATTATTAAAAATTTAGAAGAATATAAATCTTTTTTTGATAAAGATAATGTAACACAAAAAACAAATGAACCATCTATTAAAAATCCTAATGATAATAATAATGACACTAATAATGTCAATGATAAAGATAATCACCAGGACAAAGACAACGATGAAGGATTAGTTAATGATAATGTCGAAGGCAATGGAGAAAATGGCAATGGAGAAAATGACAATGGAGAAAATGACAATGGAGAAAATG